TTTTTTTTGGCCAATTTCTTGCCCGCTGTGTTAACTTTGTCGGTGATGTTAGATTAATTCCGTATGGGATTTTTTAGAAAAGTTTTCAACGACATAACGAGACGGAAAGAAGCCACGATGGTTGACCGCGAGCCGCTCGGAGCGCAGCGCATTTACGACATTGTCCGCGAATGGGCTGACCCGTTCGTGTGCAACGCCAACTTCGTGCAGCTTTTCGAGTGCGTTCCCGAGGTCTTTTGGCCTATCGACTTTATCGCGAGCCGTTGCGCTGGCGCCACCTATCGACTGCACCGCTACGCCGACGACGCTATCGTGTGGGATAACGAGCAGGTCAACTCCATCCTCGCCAAGCCCAACGCCATCTTCACATGGTACCAGCTGGTCTACCAGCATATCGCATATAAACTATGCACGGGCAACGCCTACCTGCGCGCCGCCGCCGACCGCGACGCGGTGCACTCGCTGTGGCGTTACTGCCGCCACTATTGGGAGCTCCCCGCCGACGCTGTCACCATCGAGGTGCAGCGCCGCGACCTGCCCGTGTTCGGCGCGTGCGACATCGACGACATCGTCAAGTGGTATTACCTCGCGTGGGGGCTCACCCGCAACAACCGCATCGACCCCCGCGAGGTGATGCACGACCGCGAGGTGAACCTCGGCTGCACCAACGCCGACTTCCTCTACGGCAAGTCGCGGCTGGCGAGCGTGCTCAAAGCCATCAGCAACATCATCGCCGTTTACGAGGCACGCAACGTTATCTACGTCAAGCGCGGCGGTCTCGGCTGGCTCGTGAGCGCTGCCAAGGACGAGATGGGCTCCCGCCCGCTCACCCATGACGAGAAGCGCGACATCCTCGACCAAATGCAAATGGACTACGGGCTCACGCGCAACAAGTCGCCGTATGGCGTGAGCGACGCTCCGCTGTCGTTCGTGCGCACCAACATGAGCATCAGCGAGCTGGAGCCGTTCGAGGAGACGCTGGCCGACGCAATCGCCATCGCTGGCGCGTTCGGCATCCCCAGCGTGCTCATTCCCCGCAAGGACCAGTCGACATTCTCCAACCAAGCGACCGCCGAGAAAGCGGTCTACACCTCGGTGATTATCCCGATGGTGCGCCGCTTCTGCGAGGACGTGACCCACTTCCTCGGACTCGACGCTGATGGGCTCTACATCGACGCCAACTTCGACGAGGTCGATTGCTTGCAAAGCGGGAAGAAAGAAGCGCAGGAAGTGCACAAGCTAATCGCGGACCGCTGTCGCGACGAGTTAAACGCGGGCATCATCACGCTCAACGATTGGCGCATCCAGCAGGGTTATGAACGAATAGATAACGCGCTCTACAACACGCTCGCGCCAAATTTGACGCCCGAGCAGCGCGCAGAATTAGGAATAAATTTATAGTCTTATGGAACAGATTGTTAGAAAAAATAAGGTCTACGAGATACACGCCAAAGACGTCGACACCGAGCGTGGTATCGTCACCGTCGCGGTGAACGGCATCGGCATCGAGGACGCTCAAGGCGACATCTCGTGCGAGGGCTCGTTCAAGAAAACCCTCGCCGAGGGCATGAAGCGCATGAAGTGGCTGTATAATCACGACACCCACTGCGACATTGGCGTGCCTATCAAGGGCGAGGAGCGAGATGGCAACTTGTTTATGACGGGCAAACTCTACGACACCCAGCTGTCGCGCGAAATCCTCAACAAGTACAAAGTTAACGCCGAGTTCGGCAAGACGTTGGAGCACAGCATCGGCGTGCAAGCCATCAAGCGCGACCCCGCCGACAAGCGCCGCGTTCTCGAGTGGCGGATGTACGAGTACTCCACCCTCTCGTTTCTCGGCGCGAACCCCGACACCTACCTCGTGGCGCTCAAGGAAGCGAGCCCCAAGCAGGTGCAAGACGCTATCGCCTACATCGCGGCGCTGATGAAGCAAAAAGGCTTCAGCGACGAGACGCTCAAGTCTTACGAGGACAACATGAGCACCCTGCTCAAAGCGCTGGAGGGTGGTCGCATCGTCACCTGCGAAAATTGCGGTTTTCAGTTCGATTACGACCAGCAGCCCGAGCACACATGGGGCGACGAGGTAATCGAGGTGGCCCGCGCCTACATGGTGTGGATTACCGAGGACGCCGTGCGCCGCGAGATGGATAAGCTGCGCCCCGAAATCGCCGAGGGCGTGGCGGACCTCGTCGCAGCCGCCAAGGGTACCGAGGGTGAGCTCACCGAGAAAAGTATCACCGACATCGCGAGTTTCGTGCGCTGCCCACACTGCCGCGCGCGAGTGTATAAGATAAACAAATTAATGCGCGACGAGGGCGTTGAGCCGTCGACCGACACTCAACAAGAGAGCCCCGCCGAGCATCCTGCAGAGAAAGCCGTGCACGCCGAGAGCGATTGTAACACTTTCTACAAGTCACTAACTGAAAGTTTAACAATTAATCAACGCAATTAAAATGGCTGAATTGACTCAAGACCAGCGCGACTTCATGGCTGCGCTGGAGACCAAGATGAACGACATCATCGACGGTCGCATCAGTGGCGCGATTAGCAAAGACGACGCCACGCAGATGATTTCCAAAGCTGTCGCCGAGGCTCAAGCCAAAGCCAGCGAGGAGGACAAGGCCGAGATTACGGAACTCCGCAAGAGCGTGAGCGACCTCTCGGACAAAATCTTCAAGATCCAAAACAAGGGACTCGACACCACCAAAATGAGCAAGTTCGACGAGAAGCTCAACGAGATGTTCGAGAGTCCCAAGTTCAAGGACTTCGTAAGCGGCAAGACCCGCAACTCGGGCGAGTTCGGTGGTTTCTCGATGAAAGACATCGTGAGCCTCACCGACAACTACGAGGGCACCATCCTGCTCACCCAGCAGCTGGATAAGGTTGTTAGCAAGTACCAACCCAAGAAGCTCCACCTGCGCGACATCCTGCCGACCCTGCAAGGCGAGCCCGAGTACCCCTACCTCGCCTACGCTGAAATCAGCAAGCTCGACCGCAACGCTCGCTACGTTAGCGAGAACGGCAGACTCCCCGAGAGCAGCTTCTCGCTCAAGGAGAACCAAGTGGGCACCAAGCGCCTCGGCACCTACATCCACCTCTCCAAGCGTATGCTCAAGAGTCGCGTCTACGTTCGCAGTTACGTCCTCTCGATGCTCCCCGAGGCTGTTCTGATGGCCGAGGATTGGGGCATCCTCTTCGGTGATGGTGCAGGTGAGAACCTGCTCGGCATCGCTAACAAGGAGGGCACCCTGCCCGTCGAGGATGTCGTAACCGAGGCCGTGGTTAGTGGTGAGGCAGGCAGCGTGGCCAGCATCAAAGCCGCCAACGATGGTAAGGACGCCATCATCGAGTTCACCGACGCTCAAGCCGACATCCTCGATGGTATGCGCATCACCCTCACGGGTTCCGCTAACGCCAAGCTCAACGAGGCGAACGATGTAGTTAAGATGAACGACCGCCAAGTGCTTATCGTTGGCGTTGGCAAAGACACCGCCATCACCGACGAGGACGACACCAGCAGCGTAACGTTCACCGCTAACAATGGCGCGTTCAAGAGCGTGAGCGACCCCAACTCGCTCGACGCCATCCGCACCGCATTTGCGGTCATGACCTACGCCAACTACACGCCGACAGCCATCGTGCTCAATCCTATCACCGTCAACGCCATCGAAAGTGAGAAAGACACCACGGGCCGCAACCTCGGCCTCGTAGTGCTCGAGAACGGCGTTAAGACTATCGCTGGCCGTCCTATCATCGAGTTCTCGGGCATCCCCGCTGGCAAGTACCTGCTGGGCGACTTCTCGATTAACGGCGCCAGCATTGTCGACTACACCACCCTCACGCTCGAGTGGGCTGACGATGTAGAGGACAAGCTGACCAACTCCGTGCACCTTATCGCGCAGGAGGAGATTATCTTCCCCGTGTACAACCCGTGGGCTTTTGCTTACGGCGACCTCGCCAAGCTGAAATCCGCGATTACCGCCGAGTAAAATGCGCTACATTCTCGAGGGCATAGACTCGCCAAAGGTAATCCGCGAGAACGCTATCCGCATCAAGCGTGGCACGATTTCTATCGTGCCCCTTGATGAGGGCGGCGACTGCAAGGACGCACCCGCCAGCGATGATAAGACCGCCGAGGTGACCGACACCAAGGAGGCCGCTGCTCCCGTTGGCAAGGCGAATAGTAAGAAAGACAAAAAGAAAGCGAGACGATGAAGTTAATAGACGTTAGGTGGTTTCAGAGCGGTCCGCTGCAGATTGAGAACGCCGACCCGCTGGAGGACGCGAACAACAACGCGGACGCCGTTATCGACATGGTCGAGGCATACATCAAGCGACTCACGCCAAAATTTCTGCACCTATTGCTGGGCGACGACCTCGCGCAGTTGATTTTGCGGCGACTCGAGGACTGCGAGTATGGCTACGACGACGACATGGCGGACGCGGTGATACACCGCATCCAACCAGCGTTCGCGCATTATGTGTTCTACCACATCCTGCGCGACGCCAGCGAGGTGGCGACTATCACGGGCCTCGTGCGATTGAGCAACGCCAACGATTACGCCGCTCCCCGCGAGCGGATGTGTATCGTATGGAACGAGATGGTTGAGCTCAACCGCGCGTTCGTCCGCTGGGCAGCGACCGACGAATGTAGCTACCACGTCTATTACCATCGGACTCTCGTCACTCCGATTAACTTGCTCAACTTGTGATGCAGCAGATAGAATTAATCATGGGCGAAATTGTGGCGGCTGCAGCCGAGGCTGTAACCATCACCATCACCGACCCGCGCGGTGAAACCCGCGAAAAGGAGTCGCCAAGTGTGAACTACATCTACGGCAGCGGCGTCTACGTCAAGGATATGCTCGACGTGCGCTCGCGTGGACTTCGTCCGCTGGAGGTCAAGTTCCCGCTGGTGGCGCTTTTCACACCGACCGTGCTCAAGGTCGATAGTAGTGATTACGCCTACACCACCTCGCTCAACATGATTATCGCCTGCTCGAGCAAAAAGGATTGGTCTAATGAAATGCGAATGCGCACCTCGTTCGACCGCATCCTGCTCCCGCTGTATAACGCCCTGCTTGAGGAGATACGCAGCGACGCCCGCGTGCTCACCAACTACAACGGCGTGATACCGCACACGATGAGCAAGAACTTCGATTACGGGCGTTACGGCGCTTACGACTCCAACGGCGGACAAGTGAGCGAGCCTATCGACGCAATCGACATCAGAGGACTCGAATTAACAATCACCGATAACAATTGTGTAAGACATGGCATATATTAGAACCTGCGCTAACTCCAGCTTTAACACTGGCGTTAGTATCTGCGACATCGACTACGCTCGCATCAAGCTGATGATACTCACCAAGCATGGTGTGAAGCTCGACTACTCGACGGGCGAGGCGCTGCGCACCGCGTGCCACGCTGGTACCGCCGACCGCGCCTACGGCTTCCCCGAAATCCTCAATTGGGAGATGAACGGGGGCGACGCCGCCACTTCGACCATCGGCTACGGCCCCGTGCGCTTCACGGGACTCAACGCCCGCACCGACGCGTTCACGATGGATTTCCGCCACTATCTGCGCGCCCAAATCCTCAAAAACGTAAACAACGTGTTCGATATGTACTTAATCGACGCCAGCGACCAAATCTACGGGCTTAACGACGGCACCGAGGAGCTGGCTGGCATCCCCGTGACCATCTACCCCAGCGGCAACGACCACCGCGGCGCAAGCGACCCCGCTACCCTCGTGGTTAACGTCGTCTACGAGGACGTTGAGGACTACGTCCGCAACTACGACGTCCGCCAGCTCGACTACCGCGCCAAGACCTACGTCTACGGACTTATGCCCGTTGAGTTCGTTAAAACCGACGATGGCTACAAGGTTGTCGAGTACTACGGCAAGGCCGACTGCACAGCCAAGTATGGCGAGCTGCTGGCCGACAACGTAAGCACCGCGTTCACCAACGTGACCGCCGCTACCTACGACGCCAACACCGAGACGATGACGCTAACCGTCAGCGAGGGCGACCCGACGCTCGCCACCGCCAGCGTGCTCGCCGAGGCTGGCATCTACGGCATCGAGGGCGCATGAAAATCGAGGGCGTAACGTTCGCCGATGAACTCGTGTCGAAAATGAGCTGGAAGAAATTCCGCAAAACTTTTGAGCGTGTTTTTTGGCAAAACCGAGAACCCGAAGTGCGCGAGAAGCTATTGACGGAAGCCTACCGCCGACTCACGGGTAAAGAGGTGACCGCAGATTAACCGAACGGGGGCGCGCAAGTGCCCCCTATTTTTATTAACAACCGCGATGTACTTAAAAGAAGTCGACCAAAAAATTACTACTTTTTGCGTCTACACTTCGAGGACACCATCCTCGACGTGATTGCAGCGCAACTCCAGCGAGATGGTGGCGAACATCCGCGAGCAGCTGTATTGCGGCGTGCGCGGTGACGGACAAAAGCTATCGCCCAGCTACGAGAGCGACCCCTACTTCAACACCGAGGAGAGCGGGCGGTTTTATCTGCATCCCGAGCTCTACATCGAGTGGAAGATGCAAATCACCCCGCCCGAGGCTGGTGCTGTGCTGGGGCTCCCACCCCGCGACCGCGTGACGCCGAACTTGTGGATAGATGGCACCTACCATCGAAGCATCAGCGCCGCGCCAACCGCAAAGGGCGTGCGCATCTTTTCGTTCGGCTTCTACGCGGGCGGCGCCATCGAGCGCAAGTACGGGTCGCAGATATACCAACTGCACGACCTCGCGGTGGCGAGGTTTAATCGCTTATTTGTTTTTCCAGCTATCAAGCAGAGTTATGAGTTGTCGATGTGAGTTGCAACGATGGCAGCGCGACCGCGCCAAGCAGCGCGAGCTCGCCAAAAAAACTGCCCGCCTATTGGGCGAGACGCAGGTGCTTTACCGCAGTGCCGATGGGTCGTTCCGCTTCACCAGCGAGGGCGGCTCAATCAACGGCCGTATCGAAGAAATAATAACCCCCTATTAGATTGAATTATGGCGAACGAGATACTAATTACCGACCTCGTCTCACAGCAGGCGTTCCAGCAGGTCGAAGCGCTCAAGGAGGCGCTCAACGACACCGTCGCGGTCTACTCCAAAGTCGCGAGCGAACTCGCCAAGGGCATCAACTTTGGCGTCACCGACGCGAAATCCCTCACCCAGCTCAAGGGCGAGGTGGCGCAAATGCTGCAAGACGTGCAAAGCGCTACCGCCAAGCTCCAGCAGGAGCAGGCCAAACTCGAGGCGCAGCAGAAAGCCCTCGCAGCCGCGGCGGCGACATCCGCCAGCAACCTGCAAACCGCTACAAGGGCGGCGCAAGCGCAGGGCGCAGCGGTGGTGAACACCACCAACACCATCAGTCGAGCGCTCGCGGAGCAGGAAAAGGTGAACGCGCTCACACGCGAGAAGTTCACGCTCGACAAGCAGGCGCTCGCTATCGCCGACAAGATGCTGGGCTCGTATCAGAAGAACAACCAGCAGCTGGCGCTCGTAAAAGCGGAACTCAAGCAAGCGAGCGCGTCGATGGCGGAGTTCAACGCGCGGCTCAAGGCTGGCGATATGAGCGCCGAGGAATACGCCGCCGCGACCGCCGACATCATTGCACGCCAGCGCGAGTTGCAGATTGAGCAGCGCGAGCTCGAGAAAGTGCTCAACAACCAACAAAAGACGCTCCGCGCCGAGGCGGGCAGCTACCAAGAACTCTCGCTCCAGCTGGAGCGGATGAAGATGGCGCTCAAAGCTATCAGCGAGGAGGGGTTAGATACCGACCAAGCGCGCGCCGAGGCGGACCAGCTAAAATCCGCCATCCAAGACCTCGACGCACATCTCAAAGACATGGCGGCAGACATGGGCGAGTTCCAGCGCAACGTCGGCA